TTTTCCAGTAGGACATCGTGGTGTTTATCATACTGTAAGTAATAATTTCTTTTTGAATAAAACATTTATGGGTCGTCCAAATATCCTGATGAGTGTGATGCGACATGAAGGATGGCATGCAGCACAGGATTGTATGGCAGGAACGATTGATAATAGTTTGATCGCAATCATCATGCCAGAAGACAGTGTTCCTCCTATCTGGCGTGAGATGGTAGAGAAAACCTATCCAAAGTCTGCATGGCCTTGGGAAGCAGAAGCATCATGGGCAGGTAAGACTGAAGCAATGACTGCTGACGCACTAAATGCTTGTGCCGCTGGACAGATGTGGACTGAGTATCCACCCACCCCACTGACTCGTGAGTATCTTGTTAAGGAAGGATATATTAAGTGATTTCAACTCTCTACGTTGCATTTCTAGTATTGTTATTGTGTGGTGGTATGCATTTTACATGGCCTATTAGATATCGTAGATAATGTGGAGACTTTGGGCTAAGGCCCTCGGGCAAAAAGATGGTAGAGATGTAAAAGAAGCGGATAAGATTGCTATTATCCGCACTTTTATTATGCTTCAGTTAGTGATTACAAATTGTTTTATTATTGCTGGTAATGTAAAAACATTGTTCTTCGATACCCCTAGTGTGACAGAACAGGAAGTGAACACCAAATCTTGACACAGAACGCTATATACCTTATAGTTTATGGGTAATCAATCAGGGGTCTGACTTATGCCTTCCTTCCAATATGCACAAAAGACCAAGTACAGAATTACACTAGAATTGGATGTCCTTAACGACTTCCAACCTCATAACATTGACTGGGAAAAAGTTCTCGATGTTCAAGGTGCCGAAAGTGTCACCGCATATGTTGAGGATCTCAGTACCCCTGATAGTTGGTAATTGCCAACTAAATTGTGAGTATTGTTATTACTCACCTCTAAACTGCTTCATCACTGTAGACAACTAACTCATCATGATCAACAACTCCGCTGTACTTCGTGAACTTATGGAGATGAAGAAAACATATACAGATCAGAACTTTAGTTTTACCGGTTCCCAAAAACAAAAGTATGATCTTCTTCTTGAACTTCGTCGAGATCGTGTTAAGTCCTTTTATGATAATGGACTTGTGTGGGTTGGACCATCTGAAGCTGGAAAATCTAAAGCAGAGGAAGGTTGATTGATATGTAAGGGGGGTCAATGACCTCCTTTTTAGTTAAAATTAGTCGATATTATTATTCACTCATATATGAGATAAATATATCCAAAGACCTGCAAATAGATAGCATAAATTAATGAAAACATTCAGAGAGTTTATTTCAGAAGCTTCTATTCCTGATGAACTAGCAGGTGGTGCCTCTATTAGACAATCAGGTGAGGGTGGTAGAGTATATCGTAAGAGGAAGAAGTCCGAGGCAGAGACACGCCGAGTTAAGGCAATCGGTGGTGGCAAAACTGCACCTGTGACATATAAAGATCGTAAAGATGTTGGTAGTCAACGTAAACGTTCTGAAACAGAACAACAACCAACAAAAGAAAGAGGAACAGCAGCACTCTCTGCTAAAGAAGCACAACGTAAGGCATATAGAGAACGTAAAGCGAGAGAAGCAGGTAATAAATCTACTCCTGAAACTAGCAGATCAAAGGAGAAAGAAGCATCTAAACTTCTGACAAAGAAAACAACACCTAAGAAAGTGTCTCCTAACTATAAACCTGCACAATCAAGTGGTAAGACTCGTGCAGAACGTGACAAGATACGTGGAGAAGGTGAAAGATACCTAAAAGGTATCATGAAAGATCAAGAAACTTCTAAGTATAAGAAAGAAACTGGAACCAATCCTGATGCTAAGGGTAAGACAAAGATTCTTGGACGTGTCAATAAGAGAATGAGCACCTAATTATAATGAATTATACTAAAGAACAACTTGTGGACGCACTTGTTCATGAGTGGGAATATCTCTGCCATGATGATTACGACCCAGAAGATCCAACACCAGAAGAATATCGCAAAGATATGGAAGAACTTACAATCGAACAATTGATTGAGGAAACTAGCACCGATGAAGGTTACACACTAGACGAATTCATGGAAAATCACGGGTAATAAAGTTACTCACCTCTAAAGTGCCTCATAGATGTAAGACACCATTTAAAAACACACTATGATTAATTACCTTGTCAAATGTCCCTCTGATCCTTATGAGAACACCAGTTGCCCCGGTGATCTTGACAGAGCATGGGATATATGTTTCAATCTATCTGAAGAGTATGGATACGCAGAGGTTGGATATTATAATGTCAAAGGACATTATCAACTTCTAGGTGAATATACAAACGGTAAGTGAATATGTGGGAAGAAATTCAAGACTCACCCGGTGAGATCTATGACATGGAAGATTTCTACAAACAGTTAGAAGAACTCCGTGAAATTATGGACAAATGTGTTAAACTTGAGGAGGAGCAATCATGATCACTATTCATAAGTATGAACTAGAAATCCTTCTTGAAGGTATCGAAGATACGATGAAAGTTTTGTCTAATGTTGATTACACAGTAGACAAATATGATCCTCGTAATGTAGAGAAAACTGCACCATATTCGATAGGTTATTCGCGATCCAGTCTCAGAGTTATTCGCGAAACTCTCACAAGAATGATGGAGGATGACAAGTGATCAAGAAAGGTGGCAATCCTTCTCCAGTTCAAGTCTGCGAGGGATTGAAAGGTTACAATGTTTGGGTCTACAAAAACAGTGAAACTCACCCCGATGGTGTTATCCGACACCACTACAAGACTCTCACTGCTAGGGGAAAGTATTTCAGAAAATGTGATGCTTCCTCTGTCGGTTGGGATTACATCAACTCGCAAAACTTTTCTCACTGTTTCTGATCATGACAATTTACAATTGCAAAGGTGCATGGTATGATAGACGTGGAGCAAGACATGATTTTGAGATCGAATCTGACCGTGCAGAGCGTCGATTTATCATTGAACTTGTAGAGTCAAGGTATCCCACAGATAAAGTGGTGATTAACAATGTTTCACAAAAACGTTGAGTATTATTGTTACTCACCTCCAAAGTGCCCCATCACTGTAATCGACACCAAATCATGTCATTCTTCACCTCAGAAAACGGTTATTTCGATGATTATCAACTCACTTTCACCAAACGTGGTGGACGTACCAGCAACATTGACTGGGATGGTATGATCGAAAGTGGAAAATGGTATTTCATTCCTAATTCTCAACGTACAGAGAAAGCAATCAAGAACAATGGAACACCTAAACCACCTTCTCAAATTGACCGAGAAGGATATAAGTTTTCTATGAGAAAAGCACAGAATCCTGACACTGAAGAGTGGGGATTGGCAATCAAATGTGTTGTTTACCCTGGTAATATGTGAGTATTATTGTTACTCACCTCCAAACTGCCCCATTGATGTAAGACACCACAAACATTATGACTTCCACCCATCTCGAACATCCTGAAGATCTTATCCTCACGGGTGATGTTTCTGTGATTGATGCACTTTATGCACCCGCAGATATTACTATGAAGATGGATGGTATGTCACTTGTTTGGGGTACTAATCCTGAGAATGGTAAGTTTTTTGTTTGTACCAAAGCAGCATTCAACAAGAAAAAGATTCGTCTTTGTTATACTACAGACGACATCTTCACTCACTTTGGTCATCAAATAGAAGTCGTTGAGATTCTGTCATATTGTATCAAGTATCTGCCCCGTACAGAGAACATTTATTGGGGTGATTGGTTGGGTTTTGGTCGGACTCAACTCCTAAAACCTAACACTATTTCTTATCTTTTCCCTGAGAAAATCTCTCAAAAGATGGTGATTGCACCTCACACTCAGGTATTTGTTGATGGTCCTATGTGTGACGCAACATGTAAACCATTGATTGAGATCTTAGATGACACCGCTATCATCAAGTGGGTGCAACCTTCTATCGATCGTCTTCCTTCCAATGAAACTGCACCGAATCTGAACACCTCTAAAGTTCAGTTCATGACAACTAAAGAGGCAAATGTTGCGAAACAGAAGATCAATTCCCTGGTCAAAGAGGGTCGTGAGTTAACTGATTCCAACCTATTTGATATTCTTGGTTGTGTCTATCTCACTAATCTTTATCAACTGATTATCGAGATCAAAG